TGGAACTTCGAGAGCTGTCTCTTGACATCGCACATACTATTAACATCACCATACCAGACGTTTGGTGAATAGTAGCGTGCCAAGAAATTGACTCCTCGAAATCCTCTCTGTACAACAGAGGCTTCCAAGACCAATCCGACACGGTCGGCTGCCCATTGGTGACTGGCAATGCTGAGGTTAGCATCGACACCGTCGTCACCAAGGTGTATTCCGATCGCGGCGAAGGCTTCCGCCGGCGTGTTAAACCGGCCGGAGGCATGACGTTGGTTTCTGAAGGCAAGGTAAGCTGTGAAGGACGCGCGTAACGTCTGGAAGAGGCTAGTGGCAGAACAGCCTGATCCATGTGAAGGTCCTTGGTTGAACGTTGTTCCATAGGGCAAATATCCGGTATTATCGACATTTGTCTTCAGTAATTCATTCAATTTAGCGCGGTGATTTGCAAAGGCCTTCATGCAAATCGCCCGATCAACCTGGCGGAGAGTGTAGGTGATTGTCCCGTCCATGCGGTGATAATCTGAGATGTTGACAAAGTCAGCGTCCAGACAGATTTCCCCCATGCGGTTTGCAATCTCCAACGGGTTCTTGCCAGGGCCATACCACGGAAACTTCTTGCAGTGGGAAGCCAGTGCAAGGGAAAATTGCGCCATGTCTAATTTGTCCCCATCGTTATAAGTCGAGATGTTACGTGGATCTGCGATCTTCGCGTATGCCTCGGCTTTAATGAAGCACTTTAGAACTTTGGCTCGAAACCATCCCATGACGGCAGCCTTTGCTAAAGAAAGTTTCTGGGCAGCGCTCGTCTGTCGAGAAGCCACTTCCTCGTACCAGACGGGTTCCAGGACCTCGCCCTGCATCACGAGTTCCACGAACTCGTCGATGCACCGGTCACGAAACTTGCAAGGCTTGGGTTCAGGCTTGCGGAGTGACTTGATTCGTCCCTCAACGCATTGTTCCTCTCCGGCCTTGTTTGCTATTGGAGCAAACGCTTCGTGCACAAAAGGTGACATGAATGCTTGGAGCTTAGGTTTCGCTTCCTGGTCGTAATCAGCCGGAGCATATTGATACGCTCGAACGGCTTTTGCGACTGGGAACACGGTCAACGGACTGCGGTGCACCGTGGCGCGATGGTAACGCGTCAAGATGACAGCTGCGGCCTTATCATCCTTGATCCAACTCGCAGTGGTTGGCATCATCAGATTGGTTGAACCGAGTTTGGCGACGTTGGCGATCGCTTCATCAACCGCAACAGGCACTGTAGCGCTTGAGAACGTTCCCGCAACCGAGGTCGTGACCAAGGTCTGGCCATCAGGTTGGGTGACGTTAAACCGAATGAAAGGTACATCATCGGTTTGCACAA